CCCTTCTTAGTTTTTAATGGTGATTCTAGCTTGCGAGATTATTTAGCGCATGTGAAGGACGAATTCGATAAACATATGAAGGCACAGAAGAGAGTGATGGAGGCACATACTGGTGCCAAGAAGCTTGACCTGTGTGAATTTTGCAAATTACCATTTTGCCTAGGAGTGTGCCAACCAGCCATGGACGCATTGCTTCGTCCGCGATTTTCTGCCCCTGCTTCAGCGGCTGCTGTGCCGGGTCCGGCTTTATCAGCACAACCAGCTACGTGGGCGACTCGCTTGCTTGGTACTGGCCGACTTATTCCCACTGCTCTTCCCTGTTCTACAGATTATGTGCATATTGATGATGTCGATGTTGCGTCTGCCGAAGAAATTGAGGAGGAGGAGAAGAAACGACAGAAGGAAGCTGTACAAACAGTTGATAACTATTCTTTGTTAGTAGGAGGGATTCTTTTCTCTCTATGTTGGTCTATTCTCCATTATTTTGGTTATATTGACTATTATAAGATTTGTTATTACATGATATGTCACTTCATTTACCATTTGTTTTGGTTGTTTGCAGCACTCTTTCTTTTAGTTTCCTTGTGCAAGCAGTGGTTTATTACCACACGAGATGCCTGTTCAGTAACAGATTCTTTTTATTTACCGTACTGGATGTTCTCGCGTCTGTGCAGTGGGGCTTATAGTTCAATTTGTGATTTTTCAGTCTTTTTCGGCATTTTTGCTTGGGGAGGATTTACGAGGACTGCGTTTTTGCGAGCATGCCTGTCTAGAGTGAAACGGAAAATTAGATCGGTAGCAACAGGAAAGAACACAATACTGTTGTTATTAATTGTTGTTCTGATCACAATGGCTCGTTCCCCGGCTATGAAGATGTTGAAAACTACCTTGATTTCTACTGGAGGTGATGAGGAGAAATCTTCCGCGGCAGCGCCTTTAGCGCCTATGGATGTTCCAGTGCCCGAAGCCCCGAAGGTTATTCCAGATAGTTTTGTGTTGCCCGGTGAAAAGGCTAAGCCTGCAGTTGATGAGACTGTGGTTAAGCCCCCCGTGCCTATACCAGAGGGTTTTAAGTTACCCGGTGTTGGTGCGCAACCAGCTACCCAGGAAGATTCTAGGAGTGCTTGGTATAATGCTGACCCGCCTATGGACACTCGAACTGATTCTAGCCGATGTCTTGCAGGTGGCTCTGGTATGACTTTTATGGAGAACAATATCAGGCGAAATACCTGTAATCTGAAGATAGTTCGACCTGGAATGGCTGATTCGTATTTGAAGGGATTAGCTATTGGTGGGAATATGGTTTTGACCTGTGCCCATGCTTTTTATGACTATTCTACAAAGTCAACAAAGCGCGTTGCGACATCTGGCGTAGCCACCTTTCCTTCTTCTGTTGACGGCAAAGCGATTCAGGCTTCATTTTCTATTTCTGATTCTAATCTTTTGATGAACGTTGAAGAGGACTGGGCTTTAGTGATTATTCCGTCTATGACTTCTCGGCGTTCATTAGTCGATTATTTTGTCGAGAAGAACCATTTCTTTAAGAAGCGAAAGGTCTCACTAACCGATGGGAGGCAAGTTGATGTGTGTGTCGGTGCCGCTCATTTGGTTAGCCCTGCTGGTACAAATAATTTTCAGAATTGGGTGGAGAGAGTTTCTTCATTTGGGCCTGATTTTCCTCCTGGTTATATGAATTGCCCTTCATTTTTCGGGCGAGCGGAGGGAGAGTCCCCTCAAGGTATGAGTGGATCAACTTTTGTTTCTAGCTCGAGTGGTGTTTGTATTTTAGGAATTCAGACGATGGCTGATAAGGACGATTTCTCACTTGTTTTGACAACATTTATTGGGCGCACTCAATTGAAGGACGCCATCAGCAAATTATCAAAGAAGTCGAAACTTAATCAGTTCTCCGATGTACCTCGAGACTTTGTCGTCGACCAGAACCAACAATACCCATCTGTGACTGCAGCTCCCACTCGTTCTTGCCCGCTCCTATACCCTGGTTTGGAGCAGTGGAATTTTCAGTTTATGATGACCCTTCAGCAAGCTGTTGGTAGCCCTTCCTCAAAGTTTGCTCACCCTCCCTACAGATCTTTCTTCCGGGAGAGGGGGTATATTTGTGATAAAGAGAAGCCCGTTTTTGACTGGAAATCTAAACGCAATTATTTAACTCAAATTAGCAAGATCAGTTCAGAGATTGACGTTGATCGGGTTGATAAGATATCGACTGTATTATCGGATCATTGGATTAAAGCCTATGGAAGTGAGTTAAAATTGTTGAGCACACTTAGCCTGGCAGATGCCATTAATGGTAATGATAAGGTCACGTGGGTTGAGAGATTGAAGATGGATACGAGCGCTGGTTATCCGTGGAATACGCGGAAATCCGACCTTTTGGAAGTTCGACCTGTACCAGTTGAAGTTCGAGCAAGCGGATACGAGTACTTTTTGACTGACGAAATGCAGCAACAATTTTGTCGTTACTTTTTGTGTTTGATTGAGAAGTGTCCCCTTAATTATCCTTATAAGGGAACTCAAAAGGATGAGCCAATTTCTCCTGAGAAAAATCAGACACGCGGTCCTCGCATGTTTTGCGCAGCTAATTTATACGTTATTTTAGGTGGCCGGATGTTGTTTGGCTCTTACATTCGTATTGCTCAGCGTAATCCCTTTATTTCATGGGCAGCCGTTGGTATGAATTGCTCTTCAAAGATCTGGGGCCTTTTATGGAGATTTATAACTATTTTTGGTGAGCATCGGTTGATTGCAGGTGATTATTCGAATTTTGATCAGAATATGTCACCAGTATTTACGAGCGCAGCCTATGCAGTTATTATATCTCTTCTTGAGGCTTCAGGT